ACGCTGATCCTAGCACCGCGCGACCATGGAAAAACCGAAGCGGCGATCACCTACGCGACCCGCGCGTTATGCCTCGATAGAGATATTAGAATATTGTGGATCAGCGAGTCACAAGGCCAAGCTGAGAAGCGCATGAGGCGCGTGAGTTCACTGTTACAGAGCTCAAGGATCCTCGAAGACTGGGCAAGCGATCCCCTTGACGGCGCGCCACCGTTCCAAGCCGAGGGCAGTAAATGGACCAATAATTTAATATATTTGAACAGATCCCGAGAGAGCGTAGATGCTTCACTAGAGGTGATCGGCGCCGGTGGATCCGTAACCGGTGGACACTTTGATCTAATTATCTGTGACGACATCCAGGACGACCGGAACACGTACACCGCCGGCGTGAGAGCGAAAACGCGCGAGTGGTGGCGAGGTACGGTCGCGCCGATGCTCTCACGAGGTGGATCGATACTCGTGATCGGCACGAGGAAACACCACGATGATCTTTTCTCTCACTTGATCTCTGATCCGACGTATCGAGTGATGCATGATAAGGCGATCCCATCATGGCCCGAGACCTTTTCGTTTGTCACAGACACCGACGAGAACGGACGCGAGATCATCACCGGCGTAGACATAACCGGCGGCTCATGTTTATGGCCCGAGGAGCGACCGCTCGATTATCTATTGCTAGAACGTCGCGCCGTGGGGAGCCGGCTCTTCTCTCGTGAGTTTCAGAACGAGGTTCAGGACGAGTCAAGCGCAGCGTTTAAGATGGAATGGTTAGAGCGCGCGATGAAGAGGGGGAGCCGATACCGACTCGGGACCATCCCGCCCGAGGTAGACGATCTAGTTCAGGGTTGGGACTTCTCACTCGTGACAGACGCGCGAGGAGCGGAGGAGCGCGACACAGATTACACCGTAGGCGTCACATGGGGGAGAGACTCAAAGACCGGCGACCGATATCTTATAGACATCTTCCGGAAACGCGGAATGAGCCCAACCGAGCTACAAGGTAGAGTGAAAGGTGAATATTCTAAGTTTCCCCGAGCACCGCGCGTCGTAGCTGTGGAGAAGAACGCTTTCGGAGAGCTCCACTATTTAGGTCTTCAGAGATCGAGTGATCTACCGCTCAAGGGACACATTACCCACGCGCGAAATAAAGCGGATCCGTGGGAAGGTGTACCCGCGCTGAGCGTATTATTTGAGAATGATAAGATCGTCCTACCAAGCGCCACAGACAGAGACCGAGAGCGCTTAGAGCCTCTGATTCATGAGCTCTATAATCTCGGGAAAGAGCGCCACGACGATACAGTCATGGCGCTATGGATCGCTGAGACGTGGTTAAGGAAGAGCGGATTTGTGTACACGATGGATTTTGGTGGAACCGAATATCAAGGAACCGCAGACGAGCGCCTATTCTCGGATTCTGATCCCGATGAAATGACTCATAGCGAATATTCATCACGCGCAACCCGCGCGAGTCATGATATAATATGGTCCGAGTTCTTACCCGGATTCAATGAGCATTAGAGGAGATCACGATAATGATAGAGACACATACATTCACATCGACCGGAGGAGCTCAGTTGCTCATCGAGCCGAGCTCTTATGATGGACAGCGATTCAGCGACGGACACCGAAACGTACAAGTATCAGCTAAAGATCTAGGCGGTGGATCGTATACCGTGAGCTATCGCCCCGTCGGATCACCGAGCTTTATCGAGCACATCTCAGGAGCCACCGAGAATGATGCGGTAATGTTAGCCGGTCCCCGCGCGCCGGTATTTGATGCCATCAAAGTAACCTTTAGTGGAGTACCTGTAGCACCAGCGACCCAGAGCGTGATCCTCAACACATGGCCGAGAGGGCTCTGAGATGGCGACACTATACGGAGATGAGACGACGAGTAGCTCTCAGGGATGGCAGATCGAACTATTCACGATCACAGCCCCCCCGCAGAGTCAATTTACGATCGCGCAGGTACCAGCGACGGACGCGGACGGAGACGCGCTCGCGATCCTCAAACTTAACGGCGTGACCCAACAAATTAATGTTGAATATTCACATAATTATCGAACCTTCACATGGATCTCATCGACCGCACTAGAAGCGGGAGATATCATCGAGGTCTTTTATCAACCCCGCTAGAGAGGTAACAAATCATGGCTCAGATTAAAGGAAAGCAGATCGCCAACGCGAGCATCGCCGCAGCGAAAGTGGATCTCACAGACACGTTTGATTTCACGTCAGGCTCAGTAAGCGTCGCGAACCCAAGCTCGAATAACGACGCGGCGAATAAAGCGTATGTAGACGCGCAAATGACCGGAAGTAGCGCCGGTCTCGACTTCAAACAATCCGTGAAGGTCGCCTCAACCGGTAACTTCGCCGGTACATATTCCGCGAACGTGATCACAGCGAGCTCAAACGGCGCAATCTCGATCGACAGCGTAAGTCTCGCGTTGAATGATCGCGTACTCCTCAAGGACCAAAGCACCGGAACCGATAACGGGATTTACTACGTATCGGTAGTTGGAGACGGGAGCACCGCCGCGCAGCTCACCCGCGCGACCGACGCTGACAGCTCAAGCGATCTAACCACCGGCGCTTTTGTTTTTGTCGAGGACGGCACCGACAATCAGAATCGCGCGTATGTGTTACAGGCTCACACAGACGGGAGCTCACCGACTCTCGACACGGATGATTTAACCTTTATCCAATTTAGTGGCGCGGGCCAGATCACAGCAGGCGACGGTCTCTCAAAGAGCGCCGACACGCTCAATCTTGATATCGACGGACTAGGTGCGCTCTCCGGCTCAGCAGTAAGCGCGGATCAGCTACCGATCTACGACGCATCAGCGACCACCCCGCGCAAGGTCGGCGCGCTCACACTGTTAAGTGATCTACACAACACGGACGAATTCACCACCGCATCAAACCTGATCGCCCTCAACCTAAGGTCAAACGGCGGGCTTGCTTCGAGCGCTTCGGGTATCGAGATCGATGACGCGGCGATGACTACCCTTACCGGAGTTTTCGCGAACAATACTCACAGCTTCGTGATGGTCGACAGCACACGCCCCTATAAGATCACTCTAAACGAGATGCTCTCACGTCTCGCTGGTGATGGACTTGTCGCGGACACCACGAATTATCAGCTTGACGCATCGGTCCCAGCGCTCGATAGCGGCAGTATCACAGGCTCTATCTCGACAGATGGGACGGGGACCGGTATCACGATCTCAGATACACCTTTTTTAGATTCGGCTGTACATGTGCTCGTAAATGGTGTCGGAGTAGAGGTCGGCGACGGCGTAAAAACAAAAGAGGTCTATTTCTCCAGCGACGGAGGGACCACCGCGCGAGCGATTGTGGACATCGCGTCAGGCGATGAGCTCATCTGGAATGGATCAACGCACTACACTCTAGAGTCGAGTGATGTGGTAGAGATCCGATACAACGCCTAATAGACACTCTCTAGATAACGTGCTAATCTCTCAGTGAATATCCACGTCCACTGAGAGAGAAACACTATGAGAATCCAAGGCAAGCAGCTCGCAGACACGCTCCGCTCCGAAGACGCGCCATTTAGTAGGATCTACGCAAGCCAGCTCACCGGCGGGCTCGTCTTCAAAGCAAAGAACGCGAGCGCCTTAGCGATGACCGTCGGTCAAGCTGTTTATATCTCCGGCGTGAGCGGCGAGGTCCCCGAGGTACTTCTAGCAGACGCAGACGGCGCCGGAACGATGCCGGCGGCGGGCCTGATCGCGACCGGCGGGAACGCGGGCGCGGAGGTATGGATCATCTCGCTAGGGGAGCTCAAGAACGTGAACACCTCGACATTTAGCGAGGGGGACACGCTCTATGTAGACACGACGGCGGGCGCGCTCGTAAACACACCCCCGGCGGGCTCTAGCGCCAAGCTCCAGAACATCGGGCGAGTGGTACGCGCAGACACGGCGGGCGTGATCTTTGTAGGCGGCGCAGGGAGAAGCGCAGCGACACCTAATCTTGATCAAGGTCAAATCTTTATCGGGAACGCCTCCAATCAGAGCTCAGCGAGCGTTTACACGCTACCGATCACGGACGGGAACGCGGGAGATGTACTCACGACAAATGGGGCGGGCGCGGTGACGTTTAGCGCGCCAAGTGGCGGAGGAGGTGGCGGTGGTTATACCTACAGCGCTGTAAGCACCGCCACAAATGCACAGGCGAGCTATCACTACAGCGTAACCGGTACGACAACCATCACATTACCCTCGGCTGCTTCAAACGCTGACTCTCAGATCAGGATCAAGAATATGGGATCAAACACAGTGACAGTCGCGGTAACAGGTGGTGATACAATAGATGCTCAAAGTAGTGTATCGATGGCGACTCAGTATCAGTCACTCACTTTCATGTCCAACGGTTCGAACGGCTGGGAGATCGTCTGATGAGTCATAACAGTATCAAGATTGGTAGCGCAGCGCCCAACGTGTCAGGAGAGATCTCACCTAGCATCTCTGACTTGAATGATGTAACAGGCACACCGACGGACGGTCAGTATTTAGCGTACAATTCAACGGCTAGTGAATGGCAACCTGTAACTGATACAAGCGTTTCAGATACGGTTGAATATTTCGTTTTTGGTCGCGGTGAGAGCGAGAACTATTCGGACTCACCCGAAACAGCTTCCATCTTATCAAATGGATCGGCTTTGTATGTTTATGACACAGCACCTTATAATGGGATCACCGGCGCAACTTATAGTTCCACAACATCAACCGGTTCAGGGGGCGGTGAATGGTTAAATACGGTCACGCTACCCGCCGGAACGTATCGGATCAACTACTCGGTCTTACCTAGCTTCTCGTCTTCAGGCT